AACTATTATAGTTAATAATACTTTTATATACTCTATAGTATAGCAACTTTCATGCCAACTAAGGAACTATTATGGATGATAATGAAATTGTAGAGATGCTAGAGGAATCTTGGTACTATTCTGTCTTAGAAGATATTATCCAAGTATTTCATCAATATGGTAGAGATAATGTCTTAAGAGATGTAGCTAATTTGATCATGGAATATGATCGAAATAATGAAAAGGCACTAAAATGACATTAGCCTTAATTGTTTTTGTCTTAACCTTAATTAAGGCTGCTCTAAAGTAAGGAACTAAAATGGCTTGCAATTATGCTTTATGTGATTATCCAGTAGGTGAATGCAGGGGCTTTTGTGACAAGGATTTTAAGAAACTAAGGTATGAAAAGGCTGTTCACGAATGGAACACTCACGATCCGTTCAAGAGGGCCTCGCCTGGGCTTATGAAGATCATAGAAGACGGTCTTAAGTACCATAGGTACGCTGAGGAGGCACTGCTGTGAATGAAGAGACTATAATCGAACTGTGGGTCAAGGCTAATAAGCTCGCTGGAGTGGTGCATACGCCTAACTATAACGAACTGAAAGAGTTCGCTAACCTTATAGAGCAGCGCGTACTCCAGGAATTTAAGTGGTTGTCTATGGGTGAAGTATTGGGCATAGCCGATACCGTAAAAGGCCCGATAAGTTTCTATACTGCGATTGAGATTAAACTGAAGGAGAAAAACCAGTGATTCATTCTATGACCGAAAAGGCTTTCGAGGCTGCTATGGAGAATGGTGAGCTTGATATGGAGTACTCCGAGTACATTGAAAGCCAAACACCGATAGGTAATGGAACCATGCTGATCAATGCTATCGAGTCTGGACGCTACTATGATGGCTTCAGGGACAGAATGGTAGACTATGACTTTGAGGAGAAAAACCAGTGAGTGTTTTAAAGTTAGCTTCCGATTTTGTGAAGCATATCGCGTGTGACCATTGCGGAAGCTCAGACGCAAATGCCCTGTACACGGACGGTCATACCTATTGTCATAAATGTGGTAAAGTTGTCAGTGAAGCAGCTAATGAAGACCGTGAGCGCTGGAAAGAAGAATTTAACCGAGCAAAAGCTATGAAGACCACAGGCGAAGTAAAACCCATCCCAGATCGTAGGATCACAAGGGACACTTGCGATTACTACAAAGTAACTCAGACAGACGCGAAGCACATCTATCCTTACACGGATGAAGCAGGCTTGTATGTCGCCTCGAAGGTGCGTACCGTAGCCAACAAGACTTTTGCTGTCGAAGGCCAGTGGGGTAAGACTACCCTGTTCGGTCAGTCCCTGTTTAACAAAGGTGGCAAGTATGTCACTTTGGTCGAAGGGGAGCTTGACGCTCTTGCTGCCTTTCAAATGCTTGGGTCGAAGTGGCCTGTCGTATCGGTCAAGAATGGCGCTCAATCGGCTTTGAAGGACTGCAAAGCCAGCTATGAATGGTTGGATACCTTTGAGAACATCGTAATCTGCTTTGACGATGACGAACCAGGAAAGAAGGCTTCTGCTGAAGTGGCTGAGTTGTTCGGATCAAAGTCTAAAATTGTTAAACACATTGAAGGATGCAAAGATGCGTGTGATTACTTGGTTGATGGAAAAACTGTTTCCTTTGTCAACAACTGGTGGAAAGCTGAAACATATGTCCCTGATGGAATTGTTGATGCCTCCACGCTCTGGGAGCTAGTAAGCACACCGGAACCCACGCCAGAGGCTGTTTATCCCTACAAGGGGCTTAACGAGCTACTGTACGGTTTCCGGCAGTCAGAGCTTATCACGGTCACCGCTGGAAGCGGCTTAGGCAAGAGTCAGTTCTTGCGCGAAATACTGCATCATATTCTCAAGACAACTAGCTGGAACATCGGAGGGTTGTTCCTCGAAGAGTCTCTTAGGAAAACGGCTCAAAGCATTATGAGCATTAGCGCGAATAAGAAACTGCATCTGCCCGACACTCAAGTTTCTGCTGAGGAACTCAAAGATGCTTTCGAGGACACGATAGGCACTGGTAGAATTTTCCTGTTTGATCACTTTGGCAGCACCTCCGAAGAGAATATCCTTTCTAGGATAAAATACTTGGCTAAAGGGCTGGACTGTAAGATTGTCTTTCTGGATCACTTATCCATCATCATTTCTGGACAGGATCTTGGCGATGAAAGAAAGGCTATCGACAACATGATGACCAAGTTGAGGACGCTTGTGCAGGATGTTGGAATAACCTTGATCGTTGTGTCGCATCTGAAGCGTCCTAACGGCAACCAAGGCCACGAGGACGGGCAGGCTGTATCGTTGTCTCAACTTAGAGGCTCAGGCGCTATCGCTCAGTTATCTGATGCGGTCATAACCCTGGAAAGGAACTCTATGAGCGATGATCCTATCGAGAGGCATACAACTAAGGTGGCAGTGGCTAAGAACCGTTACAGTGGGCTTACAGGCCCTGCGTGTGAGCTACGCTACGATCTGTTCACTGGTAGAATGAACGAAGTTACTTTGGAGGAACTATGAATAATTGTGGTGAAACCTGTGTATGGAAAGCGCACGGCCTACCGGAGGTGTGTAAAGAAAAATGCGTCATTGATAAATATCGCGAAGAGCGTAAAGATAAGGCACTATATAAACCTTTAGCTTTTTCTGAGTGCCACATTATATTGAAAACAAAAGATCATAAGGATACAAAACTATGAACCACTCAGACGGAGGTAAAGGCTCTTCACCGAGGCCATTCAGTATCTCAAACGAAGAATATTCTAAACGATGGGACGCTATCTTTGGCACGGAGGAAGACGAAGAGGAAGATGAGGACGATGAAGAACTTGAAACTGACGAGGATGAAACATGACTATCTATATAGCTGTGATGGCGGTGTGCCTCAATATGTGCCAATTCGCGTACACTTCAGACGGCTTTGATACAAAAGAAAAATGTGTAACATTCATAAAAGAGGCTATCAAAGATTTTGACAAGCCTACGCTGATGAATAGTTATGCACTTTGCATTCCTGTAACTGTTCCTAAATATATCTAAGGAGTACTGTATGACTACATCAGAAGTGGTTTTGATTCAAGAGAATGAGGACGGTAGTGCTATCCTCCAGTTTAATTTTTCTAAGGAAGAGCTTGATGCGCTTACACGCTATGGCATTGTCACTGCGATAATGAATGGCGTTAAAGAAGCTGAGAAGCTACACCCCAATTATGGCGAAGAAGAGAAAAAAGAAGAGGCGTAACCCTGTTGTTCTCGCCCTGCTTTCTAGACCAAAAAGAAACGCAGGTAAACACAGGAACAGAAAGAAAGAAGCAAAGGAAAAAGAAATATGAGTTCTTGGTTGATTGCAATTATCGGTATCGTGTATGCCGTGGTCGGAGTAGATCTGTGGCTCAAAGGAGACAATGGGCACTCTATTGCTTTCTTTGGGTACGCTCTTGGAAATGTTGGTCTTTATCTTGCGGTACAATCGTGATAGATCTTGAACAACTAATTGGCAGGCTGCTTAACTTGGAAGATAGGTATTTCGAGTTGCAGGACAAGTATCAAACTCTTATCCATCAGTACGAGGAACTGAAAGAACACCATGAAAATTGCACTGGACATAGAAACGAATCTGGCACACAACCGGATTCACCTGTGCGTGACTAAAGACCTTGATAGCGGAGAAATTAAAGTATGGAAAAATCCAAGTGGCCTAAACGACTATCTAAGCAAGGCTACACTCCTGATAGCTCACAATGGGATTGCGTTCGATTTCTATCTGTTAAACAGGTTATGGATGACGAAGATTCCCTTGAGGAAGGTATTCGACACATTAGTAGCAAGTCGGCTATTAGAGCCAACGAAAGAGAACGGGCACAGCTTGGAAAGCTACGGAAAGCAGCTAGGTACACAAAAAATTGATTACAAGAAAATCTGGCAATGGATGATGGATCGTAAAGAAGACTACATCGGTGAGTGCTACGACAGTCCCTTTGATAGCTTGCTAGAGACTTATTGTATACGCGATGTTGATGTTCTAGAAAAGACCTACACACTGGTTAGCAACAGGCTGATCGCAGAAGGCTTCTCCGAGGATTCTGTAAAGCTGGAGCATCAGGTGGCGGCTATCATAGCTCAACAGGAGCGTAACGGATTTAAACTGGATGTACCCTATGCAACCGTGCTACTTACTGACCTCAAGACAAAAATGGCAGGAATATATGAACGAATGCAGGAACGCTGGCCTCCGAGAATTCTGGAAAGATACTCCGAGAAAACCGGAAAGCGACTCAAAGACGAAGTTGTTTCCTTTAATCCAGGAAGTAGAAAGCAGATCGGAGAAAAACTCCAAGAGCTAGGGTGGAAGCCTAAGAAGTTTACTGAGACAGGACAGGCACAGGTGGACGAAAAAGTTTTGGAACAGATTATTAAGGAGTATTCTTGAAGATTGTAAATCTTACACTGGCAGATGCAAATGCTTTTGTTACTGAACACCACCGCCACAATAAAAGATGTCAAGGACATAAATTTAGCATTGGTGCAACGCATGAGGGAGAACTTGTGGGAGTTGCTATAATAGGCCGTCCAGTAGCTCGTAAATTAGACGATGGAGTAACTTGTGAAGTTTTACGCTGTTGTGTGAATGAACAAGCACCTAAAGGATGTCCTAGTTTTCTTTATCGCGCCTCTTGGAGAGCATGGTCGGCTATGGGGGGTGAGAGATTAATAACATATACACTTGAGAGTGAGTCAGGGAGTTCTCTTAAAGGTGCAGGGGCAAGAATAGTTGGTTTAAGTCCGGCATGGCAAGAGGGAAAAGGGTGGACAACACGCACGAACAGAGTATGGCAACCTGTGCATTCCGAAGGTAAAGTAAGATGGTTAATAGACAAGAATTAAAAAGCACGGCAGAACTAATTCGAGACTATCTGCTCCTACAAAAGCGTATCGCACAGGTGGAAAGCTGGATTGACGCCGTGGCAGATGACGGAAGGGTGCATGGGCGTGTCATCACCAACGGGGCTGTAACGGGGCGCATGACACACCATAGTCCTAACATGGCACAGATACCTAACGCAGGTAGCTTGTATGGCCCAGAGTGCAGACAATGTTGGACGGTAGAAGATGGTAATGTACTTGTTGGTTGTGACGCTAGCGGTCTTGAGCTTCGTATGCTTGCTCATTACATGAAGGACAAAGATTATGTCAAAACGGTCGTTGAGG